TGTGTCAGACGCAGTGACTGTATCAGTTGCGGCTTTACCAACGGCCTTAGTGTTGACTGTGTCCGATGCCGTAGAAGAATCAGTAAGGGTTTTCCCTACGCTACGGGTAGATGTATCAGACGCAGTGACTGGGTCTGGGTCAACATCAGCATCATTAAGGTCATAGTCAACGACTTCGGTCACATCTTTGTAGACCACATCGTACATTGTGACCGAGTCAGTCAGCACAATGTCAGGTGCAAGTGCAATCTGCTCAGTTGGCGCTACAAAGTCTGTTGGGTCAACAATACCTTTACCAAAAGTAAGTTGCCTGAAATCAGACACAGTAACTGTCTGTTCCTCCAAGTACTCCATTGGGACAACAAACGCACTTATCTGGATATTTTGCTGCGGGCGAGCCGCAACAGACACCGCGCCTACATTAGCCTCAACGCTAACAGTTGCGGCAGAAACCGCAACAACTAGCGAAGATGCTAAAACGTAGGAAGCGCGGATATTTGCCATTAGAAATTATCCCTCACTGTGAAGCGGAGAGTTTCAAACACAGTCTGGCTATCTCCGTCATAGGAGATGTTGACTTCGCCTTCATACATGCCGGGGTCTACATCAAGTACACCTCCAGAGAACCCAAACTGTACTTGTCCAGTTGTACCAAAGTTAAGTTTGGTGCAGGGTATTGTGGAAAGCAGTGTAGTAGTGCCAGCCTTGCGGAATTTTACCGTGACAACAGTTGTTCCAAGAGACAAATCAATGGGCGTGCCAGTGATGTCGTCCGTCAGCGTAAGGACAATAAGCGGTCTTTCGTCGCCTGCTACTAATCGGATGACATCTGCTGCCATATGAACCTCATGCTAAGGGGCGCATCTGCACTGTCATCGAGTCCCGACCTGCGCCAAGATTTGCTCGTGCTCTACGCTCTACGGTTTTAGATAAGTACTGTTTAGAATGATACGCCGCCAACTCGCGGTCAGACCAATTCTTGTTTGGCAGTACAAGTAAATGTTGCAGTGCACCATGCATGATGACGTTTTCTAGGTCATCAAATACAGTCTTGTCCATTCCAGTAGCAGTGCGAATAGGCTTCAGCGCCACAATCATTGCAAGGTCGTAACTGACCGAAGCGTCTGGAATAGGAGCCAATGCGAAGTTATCTGCGTCCAACTGAAACACATAGCGTGGGTCAGACTGCTTTGCGGGGTCGGTGCTAGGCCAATCAGGATACTGTCTATGGACATCCTCAAGCGTTGCAGGTTCAATCTTTTCTCCGTTGACGGAGACTGTCAAGAACGCATGAACCTCAGCCTGTGCTGGGTTGGTATAAGGATACTCATAGACACCCGGAGTCAGCCGGATTGTAGGTTGCTGATACCGCCATGCCAGCGTGCGTTCGCACACCTCGATGGCTGCATCACGAACATATTGCTCAATGACAGGCTGCGGGCATCCGGGCACACTCGGTGTCAATCGTTGAGCGAGAGATAGGAATGTGCGGGTCGCCATATTAAATCACCTGTTTAGGGTCAAGTCCGGCTTCTTCAGTATCAGTCAAAGTACGCGACTGAGCATTGACACCAAGGGCTTGAGTAAAGGTTTGTTGGAACAACTGCGCACGGTTAGAGTTCACATGCTCGTTGTCTACGGATTCTGCCAAGAAGATAGTGCCGTCAACAACAACGGGGAAGTAAGCATCTGGCAGCAAAGCCACATCTGCGTCAGCCGTATAGTCTGGAGGTGCTTGTGAGTACTCTACAACCAACACTTGCCCAGTGGGGGCTTTAGGGTAGATGAAGAAGCGATTGGGGTTGCGGACATGCCGCATCCAGTTTACACAGGCTCCAGCCGCATCATTCATCCAACCGGGATAGGTCTCATCCAGTGAGTCGCGTCTGACCTCAGTCACGCCATTGCCACCCTGTACTTGAAAGACTTCCATGACACGGATAGAGTCTGCTGGCGCTGACTGAATAACTGCGTTCGCTGTACATGTAACTGTCCCGATGTACGCAAAAAGGTCAGGACGCAACACAGCCATACGCTTCAACGCTTGATTGGCAAAGCCAAGCAAGTATGTATCGCTGTAGCGATATGGGGCAGTATTGTCCTGAAGGACTCTGCGAACTTCAGTAAGTACAGCGGACAGTTTCATTAGGGTAAGTCCTTAGATGCGTCAGCGTTAACGTCTTCGTTCACGTACTCAGGTTCCTCAGGAACGCTTTCAGTTTCCAAAGTCAATCCAGTCTTGCGACCCTTTTGTTTCTTAGGGATGAACTTCTCAGGATAGGCTTCTTCCTCAGTCACTTCCTCACACAGAGGATTTTCCGCAAGGATAGGGTTCCAATCGTAGATGAAGCCATCTTTTTTATTTCGTAAAAATCGTGCCATGCAATGCTCCTTACTTAGTTGCCGCTCTCATATTATCGACCAAGTTCGGGTATTTACGCCCCGCTTTCTTAGCCGCTGCTTTTGCCTTTGCTTTCTGCTCAGGCGTTAAAGGCTTCGGTTTACCGAGTCCTTTAGGTCTTGGTTTGTCCCAAACTTGTTTCACCATTTCACCTTGTCCGCCCAGTATGCCGCAGACATTTTGCCTTTGGCAATATTTTTAGCGTGCCGTGCTTTGAACGACTCACGCCGATTTTTGTATGATTCAGACTCACCTTGTTTCTTCGGTGAACCCGAAACACCCTGTTGACCAAATCGAATGGTCTTCACTTCAGTACCAGACTTTGCCACAACAACGTGACTTTTTGTCGGGTGATTAGGAGTGCGTTTAGGCTGGTTATACCCAGAAACCCCTGCGCGTTCTAGTCGTGGGTCTTTGGTAGCCATTACACCTCTCGTAAAAAATAGTAGCGGTCAAGTCTATCGCCGTGAACGCTACATAAATTCCATCATCAAACAACACACCGGGTTCAGGGATAGGAAGAATAAACATTCCTTTACCGTATACATCAAAATCGTAGGCTGTCTCTCCGCCCACTGGCGCTGCGGTTAAATCATAGAACTTGATTTCAGTATCACCACCACCTGAATGATGAATGAGTAACTGCTTAAACAATGACCTTTTACCAGTCACAAGACCGGAAGCAGTAAGTTGTTTGACCTTAATCACACTGGTAGACATATTGTGTCCTTAAAAGAAGGGGGGCCGAAGCCCCCCGACTTTTAGTTGATGTCTGTGAAAGTCGCAAACAAACGCACGACAGCAGCGGCTGGCACAGCAGTACCAATCGTCACGTCGATAGTGTCAGCAGACGCATACACTTTGCCACCACTCAAGGTAGGAGCAAAAGCGCCAGACGACAACACAGGAACACCACCAGAAGTACCAGTTGCGTTCACTGAGGTTGCAGCCAAGTAACCAGCGGCGGCAGAGCCGTCACCGATAGACAAGGTACTGGTAACACCAGCGGCGGTAGTGACCGTCATACCTACGTTAGACACGATAGTGCCAGCAGGTACAGGAATCACTTCCAACACATCACTGGCAGCCAGTGCAGTAGCACCAGCAGCAGAACGTGCCGCAATGATTTTCGGGAAGTCAAGAACCATCTCCACACGATGCACTTTATCAAGTGCGTCTGCTGGGAGGGCGGCTGAGCCTTTGTTAAAGCCCAGAGAGTCGGTATATGTAGCCATGTTACAAATCTCCTGTTAAATGTTGATTAAGCCAAAGTCACAACGCCTTGGGCCAGAGCCTCAGGCTTAACAACTTTGTAACCATAAACTTGAAGACCACGGACGATATTACCGAAGGTTGACTCAGAGCGAATGGTTTCCATGTTGGTCATTTGTGAGGCAAAAGTGAAGCCCATTTTGTGACCAGCGATGAGGCTGAACTTGCCGCTAGAAACGGACAGGTTGTGGCTCATGTAGATGGTGAAACGGTCAATCATGCCCAAACGACCATTACGGATAACAGACATGCTGTCACCAGTAATAGAAGCATCCTTCAGGTCAGATTTCTTAATCATGCCTGCCATCTTTGCAGGGATAACCAAGAAGCGACCAGCCTCAGGAGCATTGGCTTCGTCCAACACAGTGCCCAAGTCAACGATGTAGTCCAAGACGTTAGTCTTAGAAATCGCAACAGGAGTACCAGTAGAGCCGAGGTCAATGTTGCCAGTGATACGACCAGCAGTATTACCCTTGTTGGTAGAAGCAACGTCAGGCAACAGGTCAGTCAACACGCGTTGGTCAATCTTAATCTTCATACGCTCAGAAGCGTCTTTAGACCAAGTGTCCATCAAGTTGATGTCGGCTTGAACTTTGTCCACATCGTCTTCGATACAAGAGAAGTACTCGCCCTTGTCGATGAGCAATTGCAACTTAGGCTTGTCAGGGTTCTCTACTTGTAGAGTTTGACCCTTGGTGTAAGTACGGATGGTGATTTCAGCAGTGGTACGGATGTTGACCGTATCACCGTACTGACGAATCTCACCTTCGTAGTCAGTGTTAGAGATTGCTGCGAGCACAGTGGCGTCGTAGAAATTCTCAATCAGTTTGCCCGAC